CGAAATGCTCCCGCCCTACTTGATCCAAAATTGAGGAATAGGATTTAACTAAAAACGTTTCCCATTTCTTCTTATTTTTTTCTAGGGCTTTTTGCCAATCTCCATTTTTGTAAGCTTCCGCAACTATCGACCCTTCCGCTTCAAAAAGTCTTGCGCTTTTTCGGGCTAGGTTAATAATCCAACTATTACGAATTCGGTCAATGCGTCGTGAATAATAATCTTTCTGGATTTCGCTTTTTAAGCTAATACCCATGTAAGCGTTTGTTTCTTGGCTTTTAGTTAGTTGGGGTACAAAACCCTTTGAAGGGTCTTTTTCATCATTTGTTGGTGGGTTGTCGTTGTTTTGCGGTGGGTTGTCTTCTGGTGGCATGGCTAGTACATTGCTAGGCATTAGCCCGCTTGGTAAATAGCCAAGGTCGCCCCCTTCGACTTCATCAAAACCTAATTCAAGTTTTTGATTGATCATGTTAAAAGGCACACCCATAGAAAAAAGGTTTTTTGCATTTGTGATTTTTTCTTGGTTGCTTATTTGAAGGGCTTGGACATTCGAAACATCATAACTAAGTTCTATACCCTGTCCAAATTCGGGTGTTAGTCCTAAATTGAAACTGTCTTTTATGTCCTCTAGTAAAGGAATAATAGTATCTTGCCAAAAAATCTTTCGTGCCGTTTCAATGTTGTTGTATGTGGACGTGTCCATAATTCCAACAATCGGTGGAGGCACTTGGAATATAGAACAAATTTCTTCACGATTAAATTTTCTTGAATTAAGAAAATCCATTTCAACGGGTGATAATGACATTTGCGTCCATTGTGCCCCTGCCCCTAGTACCCAAGGTGTCCTAGCGTTTTCCATGCCTTGGTGTTGCTCCCTCACCATCATTCGAGCTTCTTCCCATTGTTGCGTGGTTAACGGATGTTCAAAAGAGAAAATACCGTCCGTAATAGCCCTGTTTTGGAGACTAACTTTTTGAAATTTAACCGCTTCAACGTCTGAATCAATGAGTCTTGCTCCCGCTTGGATTGGACTAATACCCCAATAAGGATTAGAAGGGTCAATAAACTTATTGTGCAATACGTCCGCTTGTTCAATTTTTCGTCTTACCCCCTCTTTGTTGTATTCATAGTGCTTAATAAAATTTTTACGATCTGGAATAACTTTTATTGCGTCGGGTGGCAATTGCCATAATTCCGTAACGGTTCCCCCGCCTCTCACTTTTGTAAAGAGACTATTTCCACCTAAGTAAAGGTGTTGGGTCATGCTTGTCATTAGATCCTTTCTTGAATGAAAGGGTGTAGGTCTGTCAACTAATTTTTCTAATGGGTGATTTTCGATAATTTCCCATTCGCCCGCTTTCTTTTGTTCGTAAACATACCAAGGGACACTCGAAACGGCTCTAGCAATTGCGTTAATACATGCGTAAACGTATGTAGACGCTTTTAAACCGTATTTAATAGCTCTTTCGGTTTCCCAATCGTTAAATTTAGCGTCTTGATTCGTTCTCCACGTTGGCAATACCTCGGAAAAACGAAAAGATTTCTTCCCTTTTGGTTTATAAAACGGGAATTTCATTTACTCACCTACTGATTCTTTGATCTGACTTATAATTTCGTGCTTGATTTCTCTTATCTCTTTTTGTAATTGCTCGAAATCAAATTTATTTTGCTTTTCGAGATTTTGCATTTCATTTTGTAAATGTTCCTGTTGTTTTTCTTGAGCTTTATTGCTGATCCATTGAAAAACCATTGCTAAAATAATGCCCTCTACAATAAGACTTACTGTTAGTTCGATAACGCTTAACATAATATTTTCGCTCATATCTTTATTTCCTTGGCTTTATGGTTAGATAAACAACAACGGCAAGCCCTGCAAAAAAAGCAATTACCAATCCAAATAGTGTTAATGAATTGTCATAAATAAAGCTCAACGTTGGGTGGATCTTATTTAACCAAGCTTCTTTATTTGGCATTTCGAAAAATTTGCCTATCGCTTCTAATGGATAGTCTTTCATTTTAACGCCCCTTCGTATTGCCTCTTATTTCGTCTTTCAGTTCTTCTATTTCGTTATACAATTCTTGCGATTGCTCTTTTAAAAGTTTTGTTGCATTTAATTTACTTAATGTGGTCGTAAAAAAGACAATTGCTACAAATGTTAAAAGATTAAAATCTATAATCTGCTTAACGATCCAAGACAACATGTACAAGCTCCTTTACGGCACGAATACATTCCAAGGTACCTAAAGTAAAAAGAGTGAGCCAAAAAACCGCTTCGAATCTTTCTTTCATGTATTTTTATTCCTTCTAATTTCGTAAACGATCCAACATGTTTGCAATGGAAAAATGATCCATCCAAAAACATGAGAAATAAAAAATCGTCTTGCGTATTTTTGACCCATTAAAAACATTTCAAGCCCTCCCAATTAAAAATGGTTGTGTGTTCTCCCAACGGGCTAATGCTTGGGTCATAGAATCGACTTGATCATCATTTTTCCCATTTGGAAAGTGTAATAATTCTTCCACAAAATCATTAACCCAAGGACAAATACTAGGATCTGGCAAATAAACGTTTCCTGCTTCCCATTGTGGGCTTACCGCATTTGCTCGGGCTTCTTTTCCTCCTTGAGGGTCAATAGGTATCATTCCCGAAATTTCACGCTTTAGAGTGTCAATAACTGCCGTTCCGTTTGCTTTGTCCTCCACCAACTTAGTATGTGCCATAATATGTTTAGCACAAAAAGCCCTTAAACTATTAAGGGTTGCGGTAAAACTCATTCGGTCACGGATCTGATCAATTAAATATTTGTCGGCTCCTTTTCTTCCCCAACATTGCAGGACAACAAAATCACTTGTCTTTTTATCCTTAAATGTTGCGTCAACACTTATAATTTGTTCGTCAAGTGTCGGCAAAGCTTTATAATATTTGATCCAATTCCGTTTAAATATATCCCCACTATCTGGGCTTGGTCTTTGTTGGTAGAGTGAAAACCACGTCCGAGAACCAACGGCAATTTTCTTTTCATTAATCCATTCTTGATCATATCCAAAGTCGCTCCAAAGAGGCTCCCCAATTTCCCGACCTAATGGGTCATTTTCTTCTGCCTCACATGGTAAATTAATAACGTCCCATAATCCCCCATCTTCTATACGTCCTTCTTTCTCCAAGATCCGACCCGCTAAATCGTCATAATGCCACCTAGTCAAAATAATGATAATAGCTCCATTTGGCATTAAACGGGTTGTTAATGAGCTTTGATATTCTTCATATACACGGTTCCTATAGGTTTCGCTTTCCGCTTCCTGTCTGGTTTTAATAGGATCATCAATAATAAGCAAGTCGGCTCCACGTCCAGTAACGCCACCCATAATACCCGTATAGAAAGCCCCGCCCGTATGATCTTTTATACTGTAATTAGTAGCGCTATGATTTGATTTATCTAACTCAATATTGAATAGCTCTTTGCCGTATTCGTCTATCTTCTGTTTGTTCTTTCGTCCGAAATCCCTTGCTAATTCATCCCCATAACTAACAACAATAGCCCGTTTGTTTGGGAATTTCCCATTAAAATAAGACGGGAAACTTTCGGTAATGGTTTGACTCTTTCCGTGCCGTGGTGGCATGAAAACCATTAACCTTTTAAGTTTCCCGTCTAATATTTGTTCTAGCTTATTGCATATCATGGTATGGTGTTTTGCGGGCTTATACTTCCCATAGTGAACCATTTCCAGATAAAAACTATAAGACATTCGGGCACTAACCTTTTTCATTGCCTCCATATCATACATTTGGTCTAGTTTCATTCGGTTCCCTCTACTGCCTGTTGTCTTCTGTATAGTTGACGGACAAGCTCTATTGTTTCGGGGTCGTTTTGAATCATTTGCTCTATAAAATATTCTTGCTTGTTTACATTTTCGCTTTTTACCTTTGCTTCTAAACGGTCTAACTTGCCCCATCGGTCGGGATACTTTCTTTCTAAGTACCATGCATTGGCTTTCCAATCGCCACCAAGACCGCCCGCTTTAAGGATTAATTCAACCCGTTTTGCTTCCGCTTCCGCTTCCGCTCTTTTTATAGACACAAAAAAATCAAAGAATTGACCTTTTCCGTCTTGTTCTCCTTTGACTACCCAATTTCTAAATGTTTGATAATCAATGCCGACTACTTGACAAGCCGTGTCAAAGTAATTGCCGTCTGCTACAAGCTTGCAAATTCTTTCGGCTATCTCTTTATTAAATTTCGTTGGTCTTCCTCTAGGCTTTGTGTTCATTGTGTGATTCCTCCTAACATATAAAAAAGCAACAAAGCATGAAAGGCTCGTTGCTGAAAAAGGGGTTTTTATAAGCTTTGATCATAAGGAAAGAGAATTCAAAGCAAATGAAAAGAGTATAAGACGTTTTCACGCCTTAATTTTAAGTATAGCCAAGAAATTACAAAATTATATGGTATTAATTATGTACAAAACCTGTCATATCAACCTTTTGTAGACTTTTAGTATTTTCGTTTTTCTAATTCCTTGAGGATTAGTAACATTTCTTCTTTTAGTTGTTGTAACATTCTTTGCAAATTCTCTATATTGCATTGATCGTTTTCGTTGTTTTGTGTCAATGAGTAAAACCCCCTTTAATTATCAATAGTAAAAACAATTGACTCTTTAATTATCTCGGGTATTTCTTTCCCTCTTAAAAATTCGTTTTTAATTCTTATAACTCGTTCTAGCATTTTTTTATTTCTTACTGGTGATGTAAAATCCTTATAAAAATATTCATGTTTTATTATTGGATTTTCTTTTCCGTGCCAAAAATCGGGATGAATAGTAATTAATTCACCATTTGAATTTTTGCCTATTAAATTTTCATAATAACGGTTAAATAAAAATACTGTATTATCTTTTAAAGTCCATATACCATAGGGCAATTCACTTTTAATTAATTCTTTTTTAGATGTTTTATCTATATC